CGAGCGACACGCTGGTGCCTGTCCCCGACTTTGTGTTGTACCAAGATCAGGCGATGGAGTTGGATATTCTGTCCGACCGCATCGATGGCCTCGTCAAAGCCCTGCGCGTGCGCGGTGTGTACGACGCCAGCCAGCCTGCCCTGCAGCGCCTACTCACGGAGGGCGACAACAATGCGCTTATTCCAGTCGATAAGTGGATGGCTTTCAGCGAGAAAGGCGGCCTTAAAGGCAGCATTGACCTCCTCCCGCTGGACACGCTTGCTAACGCGCTCCTCAACTGCTACCGCGCCCGCGAGGACATCAAGAGCCAAATCTACGAAATCACGGGTATCTCGGACATCATCCGTGGTGCGTCCTACGCAAGCGAAACCGCGACCGCGCAGCAAATCAAAGGGCAATACGCTGGGTTAAGACTGCGTTCCATGCAGGAGGATGTTGCCCTCTTCGCCTCGGAACTCATCAAACTCAAGGCGCAGGTCATGTGCCTGCACTTCCAGCCCGAGACAATCCTTGCCTATGCTGCCGCTGCGCAGATGACGCCCGCCGATCAACAACTGATCCCGCAGGCCATCCAACTACTACGCGACAAACCGCTGCGCAACTTCCGCGTGGACATCGCTGCCGACAGCCTTGTGATGCTGGACGAGAACCAGAACAAGCAGGATCGCATGCAATTCCTACAAGCGTTTGGTGGATTCCTCGCGCAAGCGCTCCCGGTCGGCCAAGCGAGTCCCGAAATGGTGCCGATGATGATGGAACTGCTGCGCTTTGGTATGCAGGCGTTCAAGGCTGCGCGACCCATTGAGGGCCAGATTGACGCCACGTTGCAGCAACTCCAGCAGGCCGCCCAACAGCAGCAGCCCGACAGCGAGCAGCAAGGCAAGCAGGCCGAGTTGCAGCAGAAAGGCCAGATGGAGCAGGGCCGCATGCAGATGGAGGCGGCGCTACAGCAGGCCAAACTCCAACAGCAGATGCAGATGGAGCAACTCAAGAACCAGACGAAACTGGCGATGGAGCAGCAAAAGCAGCAGTTTGAGGCGCAGATTGAAGCGATGAAACTGCAAAGCCAACAGGCCGCCGCCAAGTACAAGGCTGACCTTGACGCCCAGACGCGCCTTATCGTCGCGCAAATGAACCAAACTTTACCAACGCTTCCCGTTAATCAATGAAACGCACGTATGTTTTAGTTGATGGCGAGTTCGTGGAGCGCAAAAAGGATGCGCAGGGCCGTTATCACTACGTCCAACCCGACATCACGCCTTACAAGAGCATGATTGACGGTCGGATGATTACGTCCCGGTCACAGCATCGTCGTCACCTCAAGGCAAACAACTGCGTTGAGGTGGGCAACGACGATCCTGCCCGCCACCTGCCCAAGCCCAAACAGGACAACAGCCGTTTGGAGCGTCTGAAATGGGAGGTCAACCAGCGGCTGACCAACGATCAGGCTGACCGGATCATCCGGCAGTTGCGTCAAGAGTTGAATTTCACCAATCCCCACAGGGGAGGCTAACCGTGGACGTTAAAAACCAGAATGCTGAAGCCCCACAGGCCGAAGATTCCCGCCGTGCGATGTTGGAGGAGGGTTTCGAGGCCGCAGAACGCGGCGAACTCGTAGAAAGTGTCATTGGCCGCGACCCAAACGGTCGCTTTACTCGCCAAACCGCCCAGCGCAACGAAGCGCCGCAGCAAGACGAGGCAGAACCGCCAGTCTGGAAGCGTCCACCCGCGTCGTGGAAAAAGGACTACCACGAAATCTGGGCGAAAGCCGACCCGCGCATGCAGGAATACGCATGGCAGCGCGAAGAGCAGATGCGTGCGGGCGTGGAACCGTTGCTGTCCAAGGCGCAGTTTGCGGATGCGATGCAGGAAGCCATCCAGCCGTACATGACGACGATTCGAGGCCTGGGATTGCAGCCCGAAAAGGCGGTCGCGGCGCTGATGGAAGCCGACCACAAACTGCGAAACAGCGACCCGCAGACGAAATTGCAGTATTTCTATCAACTCGCGCAGTCCTACGGCATCAATTTGGGCGCAATGCAGGGCCAAGCCCCGCAGCAGCCCGGGATACCGCAGGGCGGCGTCGATCCGCTCGTTTATCAGTTGCAGAACGAACTGAATAATGTGCGCGGCGAGGTGATGGGCTGGAAACAGCAGCAGGAAATGCAGCAGAACCAGCAACTGCTAACCGAAATCAACTCGTTCAGCATGAAGGCTGAACATTTTGAAGATGCGCGTCCGACCATGATCCAACTCCTACAGAGTGGCATGGCCGAAACGCTTGAAGAGGCTTACGATAAAGCCATTAGATTGAATCCCGAACTGTTTGAGCAGGTGAGCAAGGCCCAACAGGCCGAAATCGCAGGCAAGCAAGCGCGGGAGGCCAATAAGGTTGCGAAAGCAGCCCGAGCAGCAGCGGTGAGTGTCAGAAGCGCCACACCCGGCGGGAACACGGCTCCCAAAAGCAGCGACCGTCGTGCGATTTTGGAAGAGCAATTTGCCGATCTGGAATCGCGTTTGTAATCAACTGATATAGGAGTATCAAAATGGCATTTGCCAATTCCAGTATCAGCGACATCATCGCTACTACCATCCAAAGCCGTAGTGGTGAACTCGCTGACAACGTGACGAACAACAATGCGTTGCTTCGTCGTTTGAAGGAGCGCGGGAACGTCAAAACGTTCTCGGGCGGTAACGTGATTTTGCAAGAAATCATGTACACCGATCCGACCACCAACAACACCAACTCGTACAGCGGCTATGAAGTGCTGAACGTGGGTCAGAACAGCCCGATTTCTTCGGCGCAGTTTTCGATCACGCAGTACGCCAGCGCCGTGACGATCTCGGGTTTGGAAATGATCCAGAACTCGGGCAAGGAGGCGATCATTGACCTTCTTGACGGTCGTATGTCGGTTGCGGAAGCGCAGTTGGCTAACCGCATCAGCGGTGACTTGTACGGTGACGGCACCGGCAACGCGGGCAAGAACCTCACGGGCCTTGCTGCGGCTGTACCGGATGACCCGACCACCGGCACCTACGGCGGCATCAACCGCGCCGTGTGGACGTTCTGGCAGTCCAAGAAGTTTTCCGCAACGGGAGACGGCACGGGCGCTGTGACGAGCCAAAACGTGCAGGGCTACATGGACGCGCTTGCGGTGCAGTTGGTTCGTGGAACCGACAAACCTGACTTGATCGTGGCCGATAACAACTATTACCGTTTCTACCTGCAATCGCTCCAAGCGATCCAGCGTATTACGGAGAGTGGTTCGGGCATGGCGGGCGCGGGCTTTGCCTCCCTCAAGTACTACGGCGCAGGCATGGCCTCCGACGTTGTGCTGGACGGTGGTATCGGTTCGTCCACCTACAACAGCGGTTCGGGCAACGCAAACCATATGTGGTTCCTGAACACCAAGTACCTGATGTTCCGTCCCCACAAGGATCGTAATTTCGTTCCGATTGGTGGCGAGCGTCAGGCCGTCAACCAAGACGCTAAACCAACATTGCACTAATGGCGTCTATAAACCCTCTCTGATTGACTTGGAAACCCGGAAGCGGGCAACAGGGGCCAAGCGAAAGCAGGCTGAACGACTAAGTGAGAGGGGGCAAACGAAAACGGTTTGCCATGCGATAGTCTGAACTGCGGTATAACCAAAGAAGCCGCAGAGGGTGATCCGAAGAGGTCGCCCCGCCATCCGAAAGGGTGGTCAGTAGCCGAAAGGCGAAGTAACAGAATGATTGTGAAACTGATTGGCTGGGCCGGTAACCTCACCTGCTCGGGCAGCCAGTTCCAAGGAGTGCTTATAGCGTGATAGCCTAAAATTATGCGATTGGGTATAATGCACCCCTTGAAATGGAGGTGTGTTATGCCCGGTGGTAGGCCTAGGTCAGACATTAAGCAAAGGTTTTTAGCAAAAGTTAAAGAAATGGAATCTGGGTGCCATGAATGGCAAGCAGGTCAAGCACGAGGCGGGTACGGTAAGTTTACGGTTTGGCCGAAAACTACCACCGCTCACCGCGTAGCCTACGAGTTGTTTGTGGCACCGATTCCAGAAGGTTTATGCGTATTGCACCGTTGTGATAACCGTCTTTGTGTAAACCCTAATCACCTTTTTTTAGGTGATTTGGCAGACAACATAAAAGACATGGATCAAAAAAAACGGCGCGGCACGAAAAGCCGATTAACTTACGCTGATGTGGAACAGATTAAGCAAATGCTTGCAAATCGGTTTTCACAACAAACCATTGCAGAAAAGTTTGGTGTAGATCAGACCGTCATAAGTCGCATAAAACTAGGTAAATCCACGCTATTTAAGGATTAAGGAG